GCCGTTCTGATCAAGTTTGACACCAGTAGTTGGGTAATTTTGGTATCCCGCATAGATATTTCCATCTATTGTCGCCGTGCCAGACGCAGCAATACTGCCGTCCGAAGCAAATCGTCCGTTAACTACATTTCCTTCATATATTGTTAGTCCACTTGTTGCACTTGCATTGCCAGGCAGTCGTTGGATATAAAGACTTCCAGATGTGTTAAGGCTTACACCACTTGCGTTGATATTATTAGTACTATCTGGATCTCCAAATTTACCGTTACCAGCCGCAGTAATACTGCCCTCCGTGATGATGGTGCCGTTTGCATTAAGTGTAATCCCAATACCAACTGTTGGTCCTACTTTAATACCACTACGTGCAGTGATAATACCAACAGAATCTACACTGGTTACATCTTCATACGTCAAAGTACCAGCAATCGACACCCTGTCCTGAGCCCCACCAATAGTAATCAGGTTACCACTACGGTTACCACTACGGGGATTGATATTATTAGTGAGAATATTTGACATCTTTCAAAGATAGTTTTTACTATTTATCAACGCATAAAAAAAGGACCCTTGCGGGTCCAGTATGCCAAATAGGCGGGTGAATCACATAAGATTCTTAACAGCAACTCTTCTGTAGTAACGGTTAGAGTTAATACGAAGTCTGCCAAGACCTTCTGTAGTACCTTCAGCAAAGGGGTTCGCTACGAGTCCGTAACGAGTCTTGAAGCCGATTTTGGGCTGGAAGGTGTTCTCACCAACGGCACGAACCATTTGGAGAGGAACATAAGGACAGTAGAACAAGCCAGCGTCATAAGGTGAAGAACCTTTGTAGCCAACAACGTAGTACTGATTGCCACCGTTGGTTGCAGTGTTTGCAGATGACAGGTTAGCAGCATAAGGGTCAATATAGACTCTAAACTTGCCGTTGATCGTACCAGCGAATGTGTTACCTGTGTCATCGACATTCAGGTTTGCATTCAATGCAGGGGTGTAATCAAGGATACCAGCCATGGTCAGTGCAGAAGCAACGTCTGCAGAGCACATAACCATGTTGCCCTTTCCTCTACGAGTTCTTTGAGCAATCGCGTTAGCGTCTCTCTCGATTTGGAACAGAAGACCTTTGAACTTCTCAACAGACCAACGACCATTGGAGTCAACGTCCAGGTCGAAGATACCAGCAGTTGCGGTGTTAGAAACAGCGCCTTGCTCAGCAACGTTGTAGATAGTACGAATAACTTCCCTGTTGATTTCAGCGAGGATTTCAGTAGAGAGGATGTTAGCCAGTTCGGCTTCAGCGTTCAGACCGTGGATTGCCTTGAGGTCTTGTGCCAGTTCCAAAGAGTACTCAGCTTTCAGAGCTCTTGACTTGGCGGTAACGGTGACTTTCTCGATCGAGAATGCCATCTGGTTGAACTGGTCGCCAACACCGGAACCAAGGTTCTCAGCGTCACCAGTAACCATTCCCTCACCAACGTTATATCCAGAAGGATTCGTTGTTGCGGTACCGACAGGGTTGAGTACGGAGGGGTTAGTACCACGCTGTGCAGTAGTACCAAGACCAACCGCAGCATCTGCCATCCCGGCGGTGAGGTTGAAGCCATCGTCCTGGCCAGAGAAGGCGGAATCTGCTTCGTTGAAGAGTGCCTCAGTTCCTTCCTGATTGGTGTAACGAGATCTCATCGCGAAGATAAGACCAGTAGGACCACTCATGGGTTGAACGCCAGCCAGGTCATATGCGACCAGGTTAGGCATTGCACGTCTGATCAAGGAGATCAGAACGGGGTCGAAACCAGCAACAGGACCAGCAGGATTAGCACTACCACTAAATCCACCAGAACCACCAGGGGGGTTTGCACTGTTGGTGGGTTCTTCCATCAGGCTGATGCCTGAGGAGAATGCAGCTTCCTCACGGAGGAATTTTTCTTGGTTTTCGAGCAGGACAGCGGTTACGCTTCTTCTATGTGAATCCTTGATAGGATCAAGACCTTCATAGTCGAGAAGTGGACTCCACTTTTCCTGCAGATGCTCAGATTGAAACATTTGCTTTTTACCTAATAGTTTGTTTTGTTTGAATGAATGTTAAATTCAGTTTTTGAATGCGCCCAGTGTTCTGAGATATGCGTCCATGCTGGAACCAACAGGAGCTGGTGTTGAATCAACACCCTCAGACAATGTTTGTGGTGCATCAGATTTTGTAGCGGGAGTTCTGGAGAAGTAAGACTCCTTCAGGGTTTCCAGCTTTTCACGATATTCCTCTTCACTTTCAAACTCAACACTTTCAGCGAGTGAAGCGAGCTTCTCTTTCTGTGTGGCTGCAAGGCCTTCAGAAACGGTATCAAGAATTACATCAGCTTGAGACTCACCGAGTCTCTGATTTAAACCAATGTTTCTTTCGATTTGCTCGTTGAGTTTTGTCTCCATATCATCAAGTTTGTCTACCATGCTCTCAAGTACATCATACTTATCTTCAGGGATTGTTACATAATGCTCTTCAAAAAGACCCTTCATGCCAGACAGGAAGGATTCAGTCATTTCGGTCTTGAGACCATGCTCGATAGCCAACTCATTCTCGGTCATCCACTCTTCGCAGACATACTCAAGATAAGAGTCAACTCTCTCAGTAAGAGTACCCTTAAGGGCTTCTCTTTCTTCGTCCAGACGTTCTGCGTACTGGACTTCCAGGGCTTCCTGGATTTCTTTGATTTTAGAGGTTAGTGCGGCTTCAAAGATGACCTTAGCCTTTTCTTTGAATTCCTCGGAGAGTTCTTCGCCACCAAGGAGGGCATTTACGTCCTCTTCGATGTCTACGTTTTCCTCGTCGGAAACAATCTCTTCCTCTTCAAGAACCTCATCGGTGACTTCAACCTCTTCATAGGCTGTGTTACCGACTTTCTTACCGTCCGAATTATCGATACCAGTTCCCTGACCCTTGACGTATGTCTTCTTCTTAGAAGTGTCCATACCCTGAGGGGAATCAGCGTTCTTATTCACGATATCGTGAACGGTTTTAATTCTGGGCTCTTTGAGTCTGTTAGAATCACCAACGGGGTTTGCGTTATCTACGGTAGGACCACCAAGGTCTTCCCAAGAAGTTGACAGACCTTCGCCAGGATTCTGCAAATGCTGCATAGGCATATTAGGGGCAGCATTAGCGTTCACAGCAGTTTTAGATTGCTCCATTTCTTGTAAATCTCCACGAGACATTTGAGGGTACTCCGATTAACCTTTTATAATCTATATTTATTTATAATTTGTTTATCTCAATACTTTATTAAAGATTATTTAAAAAGTTGTTAAACAAATCAAGCTTCTGCTCATCAAGTTGTTTTGCAGAAACAAGTGTATTGATATGCTTGTAAGTTTTGGCGACCTGTTGTTCCCTAAGGATACCACCGTCCCAAACCCAATCCTTTCCTTCCATGATTCCAGATACAAACGCATCAGGAGCAGAAGGATCGGCTACAATATCAGCAGCAGTAGAGAGCATGAAGTCTTCACCGACAACATTTACTCCCTCTTTTGTTTGTTGAAGAGAACCAATTCCTCTAGAAGAAACACCCAGCTTGACTCCTTCGCCAATGAGAGATTCTGCAATCTTACCCATTGGAGTTGAAAGAATTTTTGCCTTACCAATAAAATTATTTCCACTCTCTTTGAGAGAAACAATCTTGTGACTGACGCGATCCAAGTTAACCGTTGGACCGTCTGGATGACCTAGTTCACCAAGTGCTCTACCTGATTGAATATGGTTTTCATTATACCTTTGAACTTCCTTTCTCAGGACACTCATTGGATACATTCTACCATTACGGTTTTGCATCTCACCTTGAAGGAAAATTCCCTCAATGAACATTGATTTCTTACCGTTCTTCTCTTCAACGATAAAGTCAACTGTTTCGATTTCTTCTCTAATTAGTTTCATTGGTCTTTAGGATCTTTGTACTTGTTGGATGAAAGCTTTACCAGTTCCACTATCAGTCTTGACTGCTACAATGAAAGACTTTCTTAGAATAGCAGTGTTTGGATTAGTAAGAACATCAGTGACAGAACTGGTATCAACGTCAACTTTTACTTGAGTACTAAACGACCCATCATAGTTGGCTGTGTTATTCAGAAATGTAATAACCTTATGATCGAAATCAAAATTAGGTTGTCCAATAACTCTCAAAGTAACGGCATCACCGACATCAAATGCAGACCCAGTACCTTCTTGGAATTGAAGGATGGTAGGATTGCCAGTCGTAATAGCAACAACTGGTTGAGATCTCACAGGTCCGAGAGAAATCTGATTGGCTCCAACAGTTCCTACATAATAGTCTTGATTAGTCGCAGTAGGATTTACACCCGTAGCAACATACACACCAGCACCCTCACAAAGGATTCTCACCGAATCAGACTGCTGTTGAAAAGGAGCAGTCTGAAGTGATGTTCCACCTGTAGCTAAGGTACTATTGATCCCAACTGGCCTAACGTTTGACATCCCGATATGTTTCCATAGTTCTATAATACTTATTTAGTATTACTCTTCTTCAGGAATTTCTTCCTCAGGAGTTTCTACTTCATCTTCAATTTCGTCACTTTCGTCACTTACTTCACCATCAAATAGTGCTGCCGCAACGTTGGGTCGAATTGCTTCAATATTTTCTGCACTCTTAGCAAACAAAATATCTTTGATTTTATCACTGATTTGTGATGCAGACTCGTCATCTTTGACGAGCATGTCCATAAGTTCATCCATGTTGATTAATAATTACTTTAAAGTTTATTTAGATTACACCACCTGCAGGTTTCTTTTGTGCAAGAGGTTCTTTAGGTACTGGAGGTGATTGCATTGGATCGCCACCACCAGGAGGTGGAGGTGGTAAAGAAGGATTACCACCCATAGGATCACCCATTGCATTGGGGTCCATAGGCATTCCAGTTGCTGGATCTACCATTGCATTAGGGTCAGGAATGACACCATTTTCAATCTCTTTCTCAATCAAGGCATCCTGTTCAATGATATCATCATCGGTCTGACGAAGGATTTGTCTCCTCACATAGTCAGCAGAATAATACTTACCAACATATGGATCTACCAACATCGCAAGATTGATTCTTTCTGTTGTCAACTCTGCGTCCTTAAGTTCAGCAAAGTGGTTGTCATACAGGAAGTCATATTGAATATGGTCAGCCATGTACTCCCAATCTTCAGGAGTCACAACGTTCTTCAGAATAAGTTGAGTTCTCAACATGTCGTTAAACATATCAGAGAATCTCTTTCTCATTCTTCCAACAAACTTGGAGAACTTGACTTCATCTCTCAGAATTTCAGAAGAACGACCCAGTGACATACCAGAACCTTCACCTTCAATTCTGGTTTCAGGAACATTCAGAGCTCTATAAAGTTTTCTCTGGAAGTAATTGATATCAGTAATTTCGCCAAGGTTCTGACCACCAGGAAGTGTGGTAATTTCAGTACCACGACCACCTTCTCTTCTAGGCAACCAGAAGTCTTCCATCATAGACATGAACTTCTTGTCATCTCTAATCGCACCAGTTTGAGCATCATAGACAAGTTTATTCCTATAACGCATCATCACATCACGCAGATATTGTTCTGCCTTCATTTTAGGAAGGTTGCCAACATCAATATAGAAGATTCTTCTTTCTGGTGCTCTTGAAAGTCTGTAGATAACCAAACTATCCTCAATCATCATCAACTGATTGAGTGGTTTGATTGCCTTGTGTAACCAGGATAATGTAAGACCTTTATTTCTATCTACCAGACCAGAAGTACAATAGGTGACAGAATCACGAGTCATCTTGATTCCCTTCTGTGGGTTACCCCCATAACCAGCACCACCAGTATTACCAGCACGAGCATCTGGACTATAGATGAAGAACTCTTCTATCTCTGGAAAATCATATGCAGTTTCGTTGGAATTTGCGTATTGACTTTGTGCGGTCTGAAGACTATCAGGACCTTTCTTCTTCAACCTACGAACATAACGCATTTTGGCTGAGTCAATATATCTCAGCTCTTGAATACCCTCGTGTGGTTTCTTTTGGTCAATAACTTTATTGTAGTAAAGTCTTCCGTCAATGTACCAATTCCTAAAGATTTCGTGTGCCTTTTTATCAAAGTCAAGAAGTTCTAGAATGTATCTAAACTCATCTCTTACTTTTTTCTTGATATTGTCACTTGCATTTAGATTAGACAGTTCAATTGATACCGGAGTATCATTTGTGTCTGAAACAATTGCTTCATTTACAATATCCTCAATGGCACTATCACATTCTGGATAGAGTGCCATCTGACGATATCGTCTAATTAGATCAGTCTCATTTTTATATACCCCTTCAATATCTACGTAACTACCAAAAAAACCGCTACTGACATAATGCTCCGATCCATCCTGATTATTGGGAGGGATCGGAGATACTACGCCAGGCGGTGTTTTTTCGGTATCTTCAATTGAGTAACCAAATAGTCTCGCCATTGCAATATATTTACTAGAAGTGTATCTCCTAGTTATTTATCATTCAATCAAAACTTCATTTGCATTAGAACCAGTAGACTCCATAGAGTTACCGACTGTATAATACTGAACGTCGAAGGTTACTTGGAATGTTTCAATCTGGTCTGTAGTATCATAGTTCAGATCGATTGCAGAAATACTAGTTGGGAACATATCATAGAACTTGTAAGTTCTCAATACTGCTGACCGACCACCTGCATTAGTAGTTGCAAATCTTTCAGCACCTCTACCGAGTTGTTGAACATATGCATCAGTCATATAAGATGTTGGATTTGTAACCCCAGTAGCATCATCGAGCTTACTGATAACATTCATCCACTGCTCGAATGCAGTTCTCAATTGGAAGTCCTCATCATTGATGATTGTGACTTGCCATGGTTCGAATGTCCTGTCTCCAGAAACCTTGAGAATTCTTCCTCTAAAAGGAACTGGAACTGAAGGTGTGTTTGAAGCGGGAAGTTGTGCAGCCTTACAAAGGAAGTTGAAAGTTCCATTTTCAGACTGGTCTCCACTACCCCATGCATCAACAATTGCTGATGGGAATGATGGAATTGAAACTTCAAATAGATTGGGGCGGGCGCCACCGCCCGCTAATCTAGATTTGAATTGTGAAAGTGTTTTGGTTTCTGCCATTGTTTTGGTCCTCCTAGTAGTTATTTAATAATCAAACAGTACCAATTACTTCTTCGAAACTAACACCAGTTCTAGTAGCAACAAACGTCAAGGTGACGAAGTTGATAGACTTGGTTGGTTTCATGAAGATATCAGCTCTAAACTCATTGTTATCAACGATATTTGGAGTGTTGTTTGTTTCATCACAAATAACTCTGAAATCGTAAATACCTCTCTTGGCTTGTACATCACGAAGATAAGGTTCAACGATATTCACGAAGTTAGACCTCGTGGCTGCGTCGTTGATTTCGAACAACTGATCGTTTGCAGCTCCCTCAAGAGCTTGTTCCACAGTCAAGAACAATCTTCTTACATTGATTCTATCAAATGCAGATGAATATGCAAGTGCAGTCTTGTCACCATAAAGTGCAATACCTGAACCTCTTTGGTTGATGATTGAATTGACTCTAGCAGCGTAGAGTTCATCTCTCTGATTCTTAGATGGGTTGTAAGCCATCTTGACTGCATTATTCAGAACACCTCTCTGAAGACCAGCAGGTGAGAACCATGGATACGAAGTGATATTAGTTCTTACCATCAAACCAGCTGTATCACCATTAGTTGGGATATAACGGAATGAATTGTTGAATCTATCAAATGTATACTTATAACCAGTATCAAATACTGCGTAAGAAGATGATTGCAGAGGTGAATAGAAGCCCAAAACATTGGAGGTTTGAGTTACAGGATTTGCAACACCAACAATATTTCCTCTATGTGGTGAGATAGTAGCAATACAATCTTTTCTTTGTTCTGCGATAGAAATCAGAAGATTTGCTTTTGCTTGTGACTCACTCTCAATCTGAAGTCCAGGACCCATCAACAAGTAATCAACAGCAATTTCATCTCTGTTGGCAAACAAGTTGTAACTTTGAAGAAGGTTTGAAAGGTCAGCAGAGTAACCACCCGTTGCACTATAATCAACACCACCACTCAAAGTGTAACTTACATTTCCTAGTGAAGAGAATGTAATATTCTGAGCTTCTTGTCCCCAAAGACCTTCAGCGGTTGTGTAAGGTGTAAACCCATTAGAGAAACCAGCTGCAGTTGGGATTGTATTCCAATAAGTATCTTCTGAATTAGATGGGTTGAAACCTGCAAAGACATACTTGGAATTAGCAGCAAGGTATTCCTTATAGTAAGTTCTGGTGGGATTGTCACCATTTGCAGTAGCATCAGTTGCCTTAGACAGTGATGTGTATTTCTCAATAATGTTGCCTTGAATACCAGTTGTCTCTCCAGTATCATCCACAATAGCCACATTTATGGCATCATTAGAACCTGACCTTTCACTTACATAGATGTTTGTTGTTGGTCTCGGTGCAACATTTCTCCAGTAAATGATAGAGTTTGTAAGACCAAGTGTTTGCTCATCATACCAGTCAGTTACAGAACCAGTGTTCGTTACTGTTGGTGTTCCACCAGCAGCATTACTAACTGTCAGGACTGAACTTGCACTAAAGGAGTTTGATGGATTGTAATTCTGATAAGTGATAGGAGTCTCAGTTCCTGCAATAGATGTCAGAGATTGATAGGTAACAGCAGTACCGACTGATGTAATCGATGCAGCAATACCAGCAGCAAGAGTAACTGATGTAGTACCAAAACCAACAATCTTAATGCCACCACTACCAGGAACAACAACTAGATTACCAGTGGTAATACCTGTAGTGTCGTTTACAAAGATAGATGTTGAACCTGCATTAGCAGTATCAGTTGTTGTCGTATAACCAATATTTGAAGTAGATTGAGTAGTAGGACTAACTCTTGCCAGTACCTTAACTTCGATCGAACTCTTTCCACCTACAGCGTCAGTAGAAACTCCAGTAATGATACCTTTTAGATTACCATTAAAGTTGATAACTGCACCAGCAGCAGGAATCGATACATTAGTTAGTGGTGTAGAAACACCATAACCAACTACCAGTCCATCTGCACCGGGGTTAGTACTTGCAACACTAATAATCTGGTCTGACATGTTGTCAATAGTACAGACCTTCAGACTATCAGCCCATGTACCAGGGTTTCTTGCAGCCCAATAAAAACTAGAATCTTCCGTATGATTCTGCTCGAAATCATCCAGGTTATCAATCTTAACCGTAGTTGATGCCTGGTTAACTGCAGCGTTACCGTTGTTCAGTGTACTACCACTGGTACGGACAACTTTAAGGATACCACCGTAGGAGAGGAATGAATTTCCAGTCATCCAGTATTCGAACTGTCTATCAGTTCCGATTGGCTTACCAAAAGTATCCAGGAATTGTTGCTGTGTCTCAATCGTAATTGGTTCGTTTACTGGGCCCAGTGAAAAAGGACCTGCAATTGCTCCAATATTATCAAGAACATTCTCAGCTCTTCCAAGAGTTAAGTCAACTTCCCTGACTAATACTCCTGGAGATAGTTGAGGAGTAGCCATGTTTTCTCTCTCCTTTGATTCTCATTTGACTACTAATATTTAGAATTTTGGGTGTTTTGATAGGGTAAACAAGAAGTAAACATTACCAATCAGGATATTCCCATCTTGACTTTGGAGTTTTATCCTTTCTCTTCTCTTTTACATACTCAATAAAACACTCTTTACATACGTAAGAATATGAAGAAAGTACTGCTCCTCTGTCCTTTCTTGTTCTATAAAAATCATCTACAAGATTTTTTATCTTACCACAACTCTTACATTTTCTGTCATTTAGTAGTAAATGGCCCAATTCTAATTGTTCGTCAAAGTCCATCAGTAATTCCAGAGTTCCCAACCACCACCAGTATTACCATACTCATCATATTTAGCATAATTCCATCTATCACCTTGAGCATCTACAAATGAACTGTCATCAATTCCATCATTCATAAAACCAAACGGTGCCATGTCTTGTTCAATCTGGTTCTTCTGTTCCTCGTATAATCTCTTACGGACATCTTGGTCAGTCAGTTCTTTGAAGTAATCTTGAGCAACCAACCATGCATAGATGACTAGACACATTGCAAGGTCATCATTACAACCTTCTTCTGCTTCAAATGAATTACTCTTCGAGATAAATGTAGTCAGTTCCGAAATAATCTCATAGTCATTGAAGATAAGTTTATCTTCTTCAATCATTGTCTTCAGATTGAGTGACCCAATCTTCTTGACGGTCTTGGACATCTTAACACCAAGTTGTGTCTTTGTTCCAGAGAAACCCTGTCCTACAACCTGTCCTGCCCTACCCCTCATTGCACACATCAGAACATTCTGATACTCCAAATCATATTGGAGAATACTTGCAACCTGGTCTCCAATATCATTGACCTCACAAAGAATAAATGCATTATTATATTTCTTTGCCAACTCAAAAATAATGTTGGGGAACAACATCGGTTTGATTTCATTGTTCCTATACTTCGCCACAACTCTATGTGGGAATGTAGTAATATCCGTAATAATAAATGCAGAGTAGTCATTACCTACCCCTCTAGCAACGTCAACCGTACAAATGTAATCGTGGTCATCTATTGGTGCAACGTGAACATCTAATCCTGCGCTTGTTTGAATAGGATTATCATACACCAGAGTTTTGAGTTTACTTGGTGCAATCAAGGTATCAACAGAACCAAGGAATTCGCACTCAAACTCAATCTTAAACTGTTGATCGGAAGTGTTCTTGATTGTCTGTTCTTTCCAGACTTCATCCCTACCAGGAACTTCGGACCAGTGAACATCAGTTGGAATATATTCATTCTTTGCCTTCTCTGCATCATGCCACATTCGATAGAAGTGGTTCATGCCGTGAGGCGTAGAAACAATGATTACCTTTGTTGATTTACCAGAAGTAATCGTAGGATAAACAGATGCAAAGAATGCGTCAGCAACATGATTTGGAACGAATGCAAATTCGTCCAAGAAGAGGATGTTAAATGACATACCTCGAACAGCTGATGCTGAGGTAGAAGCTGCAAGTATCTTACTACCGTTCTCTAACTCAATATTACCTTTGTTCCATACAAGAATTAAGTTCTCATATGCTGTTGCAAGTCTTGCAAGGAGTTCTCTAGCAGTTGTAGCCTTGTTAGCCAGAATACCAATGTTGACACTATCATTGAAGATAGCATAATGAAGTAGATACGATACACAGGTGGTAGACTTACCAGTCTGTCTAGGCATCTTACAGATGTTGAATCTGTTATTATGGAACCTCTCAATTAACTTCTCTTGAAAATCATAAGTCTTGAAAGGTTGCAAACCATGGTCCAGGGTTACAATCTTTACATAATTACGTGCAAAGTATATTGGGTCTTCTTTACACTTGATATATTCCTCAATATTCTCTTGCGTAAACTCAATAGGGGTATTCGCCTTCTTCAGAAGGGGATTACCCAAATAAACATCATTACTCATAATTAATTAGGATTATATACTGAGAAGGTACATTGACCATAGAACTTTGTTGAATTTCCACTTACGGAGATACACGTAATTGCACCATTAGTTTTGACCATCCATTGTGATGTAATAGTGGGATTGGTGCCACTATTGACCGCAGTGAATACGGGGACATATCCATTTGAGTTATTGTCTGTAGTTGCCGGTCTATAACCTTCTGGTAATATACAGAGAATATCACCTGGAACCATATCATTACCATCTTGCATACTACACAATAGGTGAACCATACCATCAGAGTTTACGAAATATTCTACAAGGAAGAGCCCAGTTAGAGTACTACCAGTGTTATTTGCCTGGTTCTGGTGTGCATTTGTCCCCTTAGTAATAGCATCACTTTGAATTAAAGCTTTGACAGATTCTTTAGTTTGAACAGTATTGTTATTGGTATTTGTAAGACCAAAGTGCTGAACTTCTACTTGTTCCTTGAGTTCCTTAAAATATACATCAAACTCTTTGTATCGGTCACTAACTTCATTATATCTTTTATCACCATCTTCAATGACAGCAGCAATTCCTTCCTTCAGATAAACATACTGTTCATTGATTTGTGATTGAAGTTTAGAATCGTCATCCTTACACTCTTTCTGTAAGTTCCAAATATTGAGAGATGTTTCCTGAAGTTTTTCGAGAATACTCGCCTTCTGTTCTTCAAGTAAGTTATGAGTCTCATCGACTCTCTCATGTAAATTCTTTTTATCAATTTTATCTTCAAACGAGACAGTCTCTATGGACTCAACAATGTTCTGAACATCCATTTCCAACTTACCTTTGAAGGTAGCTAGACTGGAACTCAGAGTAGTGTAGTTCTCGTCAATAGAACTAAATGTAGAACTAATCCAACTATGATCTACATTACTTCTATTCTTTACATCATGAATAGACTCTTGTAGATGTTTAATATCAGAGGTATGATCAACATCTTTTTTGACAGCCTCTTGTAACTGTTTGATCTCCTCGTCGTAGTATCTTACCTCAGGCATCTGAGGTATCTGAGGAATACTATTTCTAATATCGTTTAGTTCTTCTCTCAGCACATCTTTATCATAACCATTAGACTCCATGATGGTAGTCTTTTCGGTTTTAGAATCTTCAATATCATTCTTCAGTTGTTCGATCAGATTTACGATCTCAAACAACTCTTTATCATAAGACTTTACTTCAGGGATACTATTCCTTACACTCTCAATCAGACTTACAATAAGTCCCGTGTTATCAGGTTGCTCTCTTATAACCTGAGTGATTTTATCCTCAGTCTTATTCTCTACCACTGATTTTTGAATAGGCAAAACTTTCTCAGTAAAAAGTTCTACTGAAGGAAGTTCTGATTTATTTTCAATGAAATCATTGATAGAGGGAAGTTCTTCCGACATTATTATATACGGGTTTTTTAGTATTTATTCGGGCTCAACACTTCCACTTTCTAAGAGCCAAAGCCTTACGGGTTGGTTCACCATTTGGTTTCTTCATTGGTCCCTTGACTCCACCCATTCTTGCACAGAAGGATCTTTTTCTAGGACCGCCTTCAGGTTGAGGAGCCTTGAGATCAGAACCAGGATTCTCGCGTTCGTAAGACTTCCGTCCCTTCTCATTCAATCCTCCTTCTTTGTTCTTACCTTCCTTTCTCTGCCAGGCTGCAGACTTCTCA